AAAAATAAAATCAAGTTCAATGAAATATGAATAAAAAAGACGATTTAGTAAAATGGAAAACAGTCGAAACAATTACTACGAATTTTCCTGATGGTGCAATCCTTATAAAAGAAGATACATCCGTAGAGTTTCCTCTAGCTGTTGTAGCCTTTCCTCTTGGAGGGCACAAAAATGGAACTAAAAGACAGCGTGAAAGGGCAAAACTTATAGCTGCTGCTCCTGAATTATTAAAAGCGTGCCAAGAAGCTCTAAAGTATGTTTGTGTAGAAGAACCTGCCTATGATGTATTATGTGATGCAATCAAAAAGGCTACCGAATAATCCTCAATACAAATAAAATAATGAATAAAGATAATATTATTCCACCTATGACGCATCCTTATGGGATGTGTTGGCAACAGCCGCCAACTTACTTGATACTAATTGATGATACTCATGCAGTGATGAGTAGACTTGATTTTGAAATACTCATGGATTATACTCGTTCTCAACCGTCAGCTCTCTATAATGGTAAAATGTGGAAAGCACAATATGAGAATGAAGGTGCGTTGAAATGGTTTCTTTGCTATTGTTTCAATGAGAATGAGAAGACGAATGAGATAGACATTGCATATCGGGAAATTTTGATAATTGACTAATAACAGAATAGAAAGGAGTTAATATGAAGTATATTGTATTTCAAGAAATGAATACAGGTTCTAAAATGCCTATTATCTTTCCCGACCACATAACCCATTCTACAATAAAAATAGATGGTGCAAAACCTGTTTCAGCTGGATTTTGCTTGGTAGGTACGGAAGAGATAGTGACAATTGGAACTGGCAAAAGTGATAGCTTGAATTTATCACCTGCCGTTGGGGATAGAGAACTGATTATTGCAGTATTATGTAATGCTGGGATGTATGCCTTTATGAACTTTAGTCAATTTGAATAAAAACTAAATTGATATGGGCTTTATAGCGAGACAAAAAAATGGGCTTTTATGCCGATTCTCAACGGTGATAGACACTGTTACTGATTATAATATGACAGATGAAGAATATATTGAAAAGTGTGCCCAAAAGGCAAGGGAGGAAGCTCAAGAGACATTGAAACATTATCTTCGTCCGTTTGAACAGGTAAAAGCATCTTTTGTGCCTACCAATATGAGTCGTAGTGAGTTCAACAGGATTTTAAGATTAATGGAAAAAGAAATAAAATCATAACTAAAAACATGAATCGATTTAATACTCAAACAAGGTTTGTTCCTCTAAAGATAGACAAGGACTTTAATGTGGAACATATTCAATCAAAAGATGGAAAAATAAAAGACTTTAAAACGCGCAAAGCAGTTGAGAAGTATTGCAAGGAAAATCATTGTATTTATTGCGAAGAAAAATACATATTCTACAAATGATTATCTATTCGAAAAAAGCCGCGCAAGAAAAAGAACTTTGCGCGGCTTAACTTTATAGTCTCAAATTACAGCAATCATTCGGGCTGTGGTTTACATTCTCTTTCCAATACTGAAAATGACTATCCACGTCCTCGCAAACCGAAATCTCCCTGAACCCTGAAATCTTATTTAGATATTCGATTTTTCGTTCCAGCTGCAAGTGATTGTACCCGGCATGCTTCAAAGTGTATTCAGAATAATCAATATCAAACCATTGCTTCACCCACGTACTTACTCGCAGGAACTCCACTAGGATCTTATCACATCTGATGTTATTCAGAACGCCAAAATCAATAAATTGCGGGATAAAGGGGGATAACCTGACAGCCACATCAAAACCCTGTCCCTGCAATTTCTCAATGGCTTTAATCCGCGCGGACGGTAGGCATGCTTTCTCAAATGAACGTGAAAGAACATCATCCGTGGAAGTCACAGATATTTGTATATGTGCCAGTCTCTTATCCATCAACCGGATATATTTGTCATCTGCCACCATTGATGATTTTGTCACAATGAGGTAATGCACCCCTTGACGGTTAAGATTCTGAATAGCCTTATAAGTCTCTCTGTAAACCGCTTCACAGGGTTGGAAACAGTCAGTCATTCCACCCAAACGCACAACTGTTCCCCGCTCTAATTTGCAGATTTTCCTCTCTACCTTGTCCGTCCGGGAAACGGACGGGTTATCAGGATGCCACAATCCCCTGAAATTAAGAAGCGACTTTGCATAGCAATAAGAACAGTCGTGAAAGCATCCACAGCCGTAAAGGTCTAAACGTGTCGGATAATTACATTTATTCCCTTCATTTCCGGAGACGGTCTTATAAAAGGACTTAAACTCTGGTGCTTGCGTGGATGTAGTCACCCATTGTGGCGCATTTACTGTATATCCGGCAGTTGTACTTGTAATTTCCTCTTTTAACATACTCATACTCTTTTTGGATGAATGTTTATAACCGCTTGTCATAGCTTGAATAGTTTTCCACCTGTGGTATTTTCCGTATATACCCAATTTCAATGTTATCCAAGCAACGTACCAGCGTCCTTTCCATAGCGGGCAGAATATCACGTTCGTAAAAATCACGCGGACGGGCTGAATAATCTATTTTGATTATTTCCTGTTCGCATATATCACCCGTATCGAGTCCGTTATCTGCCCAAAACCATGTGGCGGCAGTGATTGGTTCTTGGCGTTTATAAGCCCATTTGATTGAAGACGCGCCACGTCCATACGGCAGTGGTGACGGGTGAAATATCAATGTCCCGTAAAGCGGTTCTTTCAACACTTCCACCGACACCTTTTCCGTCAGAAGCGGGGCAATGGCTAGATCATACACTCCGGTGCTTTCGTTCCAAACACGGTGACCTTTCTCACGTACACAGGCTTCCGCCATTTTGTAAGCCTGTGAGTCCTTATTTCCCAATATCTTGATGATCATATTCCCCAATGTATTTAAATGCCTGTACTGCTCTGAAATGACCTCCGTATCCGGTAGAACATTTATCGGACTTTCCTTTTCTCTGCATGGACTTTGCCATCGAACTTGCACTTCTCGCCTTATTCGAGCCATAAAGGCTGGCTCCCGTTTGTACCCATTTCTTTGAGTGTCGCAAAGCCCCGCATAACTGGGGGTGTGAAGTGTGGAAAAATACAGGTAGCTTTTTCCCGCAACGTCCATTCCCCTTCAGGTGATACTCGCATACTGCAGCTAAGAATTTAGTGCCAACTCCGATACCCTGCCACTCCGGCATAACCACCAAGCGGGTCGAGCGATATGCGCCAGCCGTGAAAAGGGGGGCTACCGCCAAATGACACACAGGTTCATTCCCTATAAAGCCTACGAAGTATTCCGCGGCAACAGGCAATGGCAGGTCTAAATAATAATGCTGTTTAAACAGTCTTGGGAATACAGTTCCCCTGACTTTATAAATTTGAAGTTCGAGTTTTGGGCGTTGCCGAAGACAGTCACGCTCGTAAAAGCGTGCCTCCGCAGTATCGTACACCCAATCCGGCTGCAACCATTCAATAATATCATAATGACAGGACAGAAGGACAATTTTACCCTTGCCACGTCTCCAAGTTTTTGAGAATGCTGCCGCACCCACTTTCGCAATCTGACGGTCAATCACTGACGTAAATTCATCAACGACGGCACGCTCCGGACGTTCGCAAGCCAAACGGGCTAAACCAGCGCGAAATTTCTCACCGTTCGACAGTACATTGAAAGGTCTTAACCATGCCGGAACATCACCCAAACCTACAGCCGAAAGCATTCCAGTGACTGTATTAAAATCCCCGTCCGGAGCGATGCAGTCAATAATAGGTTTATTGCTGTCCCAACCGGAGTAAAGGTCATAAATCGGCTCGTTAAAGATTTTGCTTCCGATACTGGTTTTTCCACTTCCTGACGGTCCGACTATCAAACCTATTTGCCATTCCTTGTCCTCGATGGGCAATTCAGCTACCTTTTCCCAATCACATCCTTTTTCCGCATTGAAAAGGCTCTTTACCCTTGCAGCGCGATAGCTGTCAAAATCGCTGCAATGGTGTCGTACTTCTACTCTCATACACTTACTACCTTTAAAGTTAAACCTTCAGCTTTCAGGCGTTCATAAATAGCCTGCTGTTCCTTTTCATCTGTGCAAATGACGATAACGCCATATTGCGGTTTATACGTATATTTTCCCATAACTAATAATTTTGAGTTTGGGACAAAAGTACTCCGGGGCTGTCAATTCGGCACGATACATGAAGCCGTTTACACTGCAAACGTTTTGCAGTCACTTTGGAAACGCTTGATAAGACTATACACCTTTCTCTCACTGACAAGGTATTTGTCAGATAATACTGCGACTATATAAGACACTTTCTCACCATGTCCTAACAGTTCCATATAATCCGCATACAGATCGATATAGTGACAATCTTCAAGCCTTATTCCGGCATCCTGTAATTTTTTCAGGAGTTCCCGATTAAAGTTTAATATCTCTATGACTTTCATAATACAAATTTGATTATCTTTGCCGCACCACTCATGTATGAAACAAAAATGCGCTGTATCGCAGCAGAAGGTATTAGCCCTCAGCTGTGCGATACAGCGCATTTTGTTAGTACGTGAGTGGTATTACTACTAACAGGCTGGGGGCTTTTTATAGCCTTTCCCCCGCAGGCTTATATTCAATTTTGACAAATCATTGGAAATCCGTATATTTGCGCTATAATAATGCTTTTTTATGCGGAATCCTGAAATGACCAAAATACGTGACCGGAAGATGGTAGAGACTTTCTACCTTCTTTATGATAAAAAGCGCATCCGCTTAGAGGATGTTCTTTTGCGTATGAGTCATGACCTGTTCTTCCTTGATCAGAACTACATCTATAAACGAATCTTTTATATATCGGAGAATTTATCATATTACGAGCAATTAAAAGAGGGCAAAAAGCCTGATTCAAAAAAAGACGATATAAGTCAACTAAGCCTTAGCTTTTAGGCGTTGTATCATAGATGATACAGAGGTTCTTCGTCTTCCGCCTTCTCCGGTAAGCCCCCATTGCTAATTTTCATTTCACGGTCTTTCATATCGGCATGGCTTGCAAGCTCCATTGTGGTATAATCCATAATTTCACATTCAAAGCTGATCCGGTACAAGTTTCCCGCACCCCCCGACTCTTCCCGTCCGACATGGGTACGTCGAAGCGTGCCGAAGTTCTTTCCCGATTTCCCGTGTAGCATCATCCCCAGCAATGTCAACAGATCAAGGAAGGACAACGCCTCTTTCTGCATTGCCGCACCCTCACAGGTATCGGAAAAGGTTTCGTAAAACAGCCGGAAATCAATCTGTGTGTGAAGCCGTTGAACGAGTAACCCTTCGTCCTCGATGCCTAGTGTATTAAATTCAATGAATACAGCCGGAGACGGGAACGGATGTTCCTCATCGAGAAAACTGACCTGCTCATGCCACATGTCAATATGTTCAATCTCTGGTGTATTTTCCATCTGTTCCCTTAGCTCGGAATACTCATCCGGGATAGATGCCAGGAACTCATTTTTGCCCCGGATTATTTCAACCAGTTCTTTGTAACAGTCTGTCCAAATCATAATTATATTGATTAAATATTTGAGAATCGTTTGTCAATCTCCGATGTTATCCATGCGTCCAGCTGCTTCATAAATGTGGCAGATTCACCCATGTACTGACGTTTGGGAATCCTTATTTTACTGCCTACCTTTTTAAGTGCCATACCCTTGTAAAAGGAAGCCATTGTAGACAGCCGTGCATTAGCTTTGTTTTGCCGTAATTCGCCATTTTTCTTCTTTTGCACTGCTCCGGTCGACTTCATATACAAATACCAAAAATAACGCTTCATTCGCTCCGTTACGACAATATATCCACCTTCATTGTGAATCTTGGCATACGACAGCGGATCAGTCTGAAAAGTAATGCGGTCTATTCCTCGACTGACTGCATGGATACTGTCGCGAAGTTTTCCGCTTTGTATCAATACACCGCGATCCGAACCAATAGTGAGCGATCTCTTTGCCCACGGTGTCAGTGATGTGTCAAGAAACCCCTGCCTGCGAAAATTCTGCTTGAAGAAGTTCACACCCGCAACTTTCGCATAGCGGTGCGCATCTTCTACCAGCATGGATAATTCTTTGAAAAAATCAGGTAATTCAGTCCTTTCCATTTGTATTTCAAAATAAAATTGTATATTTGCAATGTTCGCGGCTGTAACAGGTCAAGAGCTCCCTTCAGGAGTGGTAGTTTCGGCTGTCACTCCTGAAGTTCTTTTAAGAGCTTGGTAACCTTTCCGGCTTTCACGTCTTTCCACGATACCTTCACAGCCTTCCCACTATAAATGAATATCATCTGCTGTCCGGAGAACTTGTCCCCATATAGCTTATATATCCCATTTAACTTGTTCTGCACCATTTCGGGCTTGAGACTTTCAAATGCATCAAGGTTAAAAGCCGTGTACTCACATTGCTGCTTACGTGAACTGTCCAGCCCGTTTTTGATACCGCCTAGTCCCTGAATGTTCTTCAGGTCTGCCAGCTTTTCGTTAATCAAATATTCCGGGTTCTTTACCCCATCCTCGTTGATATGTGGGCGGATTTTAACTTTCATCTTTAGCTCTTTTGAAATCACCCGTGCGCTTTCGACATTTTTCACCAAGTCTTTCGGATCGGCAAAGTCGCTGATTAGTACTTTCGACTCCGGATCGTTATGATAAGGAGCGTATAATTTGCTTCTTTCCGTCTCTTTCCTTATTTTTTCCAAGTGCTCGTCAGGCATTGAAAAATACGGGTGAGCGACAGTGAATATTTCACCGGATTGCCCTACATTATTTGCAAAGGCATCCGGTATCGTCACGACAGGGGTGGCAGGGGTTTCAGGCTCATCCGTTTGCTCGACATAACACCTGCACCGATACCCGTTGGGCGGGTAGTTCCGCAGCCAAAACGAGTCGTTAATAGGTTTTACGACGCCATCCAGTATCCTATGTGACTCTCGTACCCTTTCATCCCCCGCAGTTACATATTTCAGGTTAGGCATGATATCTGCGTTCGCTTTGAACTCCTGCCATTCACTGGCGCGTCTGCCACTTGTTTCTGCCGTTTCAAATTCCGTCCGAAGATAGGTTTCATTATAATCCTTATTGATCGCCAGTGCTTTCTCCCGGAAATCCTTATAAGATAGCTTTTTGCCTTTTTCGTCGTAAAGAGCGTCATTCATTTCCTTAATTTCCTGATACGTCTTCGCTCCGGAGAACTTGAACAAGTTGTCACGTATCCGTTGAGGTTCTTCTGCCTGTTCCGGATCATCATAGTCATCTTTTCCCCATCCTTCAGCCGCCTTCTTATTCAGTTCCTCGTATGTCTTCCTGAATAATTCCTCGTCGATATCTCCCGTTTTGACCTTGCGCTCATAAACTTGTTTCATCACCCTGCCGATGATGCCGCTGAAATCATACTCCCCGGCTTCCATGACGGGTGACGTTACCGCTTCATCGTCCGGTTCGGTCTTTTTTTTTTGAGGGTCTGTTTGGGGGTGATTCGGCAGTGTTCCTCCCTGCTGCTCACCACCGGGATTTTTCTTTTGACCAATGATCGGAAGTCCTGTTTTCTTGGCAACCAGTTCCCAATCAAAATCAAAGGTATAAGCCAGTTTGTTAATCGCTTCGATATATTCTGTGATAGACAAACTTTCCGTGTCGTCCCACTTTAATTTCAGCCTTTCAAGCGGTTTATATACCGGACTTATCTTTACCAGTTTAGGAATGATAATATAGTTAAAATAGAACTGGAAAAGCATCTTGTCATATTCATGGCGGGACTTTTCAACACGTTCATGCACTTCTGCCGTTCCTTCCCATGCTCCATTAGTGGTCGTTCCAGTTTGACCAAGCAAACGCTTACTAATTTGATTGTCACATCGTTCTTCTAAGGGTAAGTATGCATTTACCGCATTTCCTCCGGATTCCTTGCCGTATTCGACCTTTTCGTTTCCGCTAAGTACAGCAAAGAAATTATTTCGGAAATCCTGCATCATCTCAAACAGTTCGTCCAGCCGCTTTTTATCCTGCCTGTCCGAAGTAACGAAAACGGGCGGAATACCATACTTTTCTATATGGTTCATCCATGATCCCATCCCAAGTTTTTTTGCAAGAATGATAATTGCCAGTTCATTGAGCATACCTAGTGCCCACGGTGACCCGAATTGTACATAATACGGTTCAAGCGCACCATCTTTATATGACCATCCTGTTTTGTCAGACTCTTCTTTTACGATAATCATCTGTTGCGGGATATAGTTGGACATAGGAACTTCTTCCACATGGCTAATTTCTAAATTTTCATCAAGGTGTGAAATATCGGCTAACGATACGCCTTGTAGCTGGTGTAGGAAACATATCCGGATTAATTGGTGATACCACGGACGATTCAGCAGCTTCTTCGCTTCCTCGTCCTCATTATCATTGTCATCGACAAGGTTGAATTCCGCCTGTTGTACTGGTAGCACACGATTGTCGATTGTCGTTTGTAGATGCTCATCGTTATATAACGATTGATAAAACCTATAAAGCAAGCCACGTCGCGGATCATCCGGATCGGTAGCCGAAGTCACTGACATGATCCAGTCATCAATGGTCTTTTCCCGATAGACAACAGCCTGCCTTTTATAAGCAGCACCCGACAATGTTGTTCCACTGCTATCCATCCGATAATAATATTCATTGATTACGTTCCTGACATTCATTCGTCGGATAGCCTTCATTTGAAACCAGTTGAATATTTCTCTTAACTTTTTGTACATAACATACCTTTTAAAAGCGGTTTAAAAACTTTTTAAAGAAACCATCCATTGTTCCGTGTGTGACCAAACAGAATGGGAGATTCAACATTGCCTTCCTCGTCTGTTATCAAAGGTATTTCAGGAGGCAGCGACATAATTCCGTCGCGCAACTTGGTAAGCATAAGGTCAGCCCAATCATTCATGTCTGATAACGGGTTATTTCCCGTTTTGCGGGCTGCATTCCGGTTTACTGCACGAAAGGCGGTAATACATGATATAACCCGGGTTAACAATCCCGTCCGGATTGGTGGAACACCAAATATCTTTTTCACGTCATAACGACCGCTTATGTAAGCGGCAACTTCACTGATAACGAGGTCTTCAATTCTATTCAAAACCTCTTCATCTTTTTCGATACTTTCAACCAGCAACCGATTCTGTATGACGGTTGTCAGGTCATCCATGTTGATATACTTCATAGTTACCAAGTGTATTTACGTTTATACCTTCCTGCTTTCCACGGTCGTGTTGCAGGTTCATCTTCTGATTGCGGAGGATCAGTGTATATCTCCAGCTTTTTCACAGCCTGTTCGTCCGCGTCCGGGCTGTCATCGTGTTCCGTCATTCCGGGTTCAACAGCGTACAACTGTTTCAAACCGACTGCGACGTCCGGATTTGACTTCAGTTCCTCATTCACATGCATCCGGGAATTTTGATAATATGGATGCATGCTTATCATACGAAGTATCTTGTTCGTTGTTTTGGGAGTCTGTACCGGGACTAGGTTCAGCTCTACGCCTGTTTCCGCCTCTGCTTCCCCTATGATACGTTTAACTTCATCGTTCCAAAATTGGGACTCATACTGCCAAAAGCAAATAATGTCCTTTGCCTTGAATTCAGCCTGTTTCATACACATCCACTGTACACAGAGTTTCATTTTTGACTGCTTTACGAATCCGTCTATCAGCCAAAAATCATTCTTGTGTCGTCCCCAAATCTTGCAGGCATTAAAGTCACTGGTATCTGTTCCGGCATACGCAATATCCCAATGTGCCACAATTGCATTCATTGTGTGCAGGTCGGGGAGCTTCCCCCATTTCACCATTTCCGGCTTGAATATTTTACCCTTGACAAGTGGAACATGATTGTACTCCGCATGTGCCGCAAGAATACCCATATCCTTTTCCTGTTGCCGATAGAATTGTGCGGAATACATTGACTTCCACGCAGGCTCATACGTTACCGGATCGTAGGCTCTTACCAAGTGCCAGTCCCAATCGGGATGCCGTTGTTTAAGAATGGTTTGTACCATACGGGACGCAAAACGATTGTTTGCACCTATCAGACGTCTGCGTTTTCCCGTCATGGTTGCCAGTACGTCCGCTTCAATCCAGTCCGCATAATCATCCTGCATCCGGTTATTTTTAATTGTTTGCGGTGTCTCCAAGTCATCGACTACCCACAAGTCGGGACGGTGTGCACCCTTACGAAGTCCGCGAACCTTCTGCTTCGCACCGAACGCCTTGCAAATAAACCCGTTCATCGTGACGAAGTTTCCCTTCTCCCAATATCCGGGATTATACTGTTCGCCAAAATCATGCTTCAGTAACTCGTTTGCTTCGAACTCCGCACGTATATCTTCCAACAGGTCACACGCTCGGTCAAACGTATCGGAAACGATACACATATAATGCGTCTCGCCATTGATCCATAACCATAAAGGAATAATCACGTCGTTCCATACCGATTTTGCAAGTCCGCGTCCCCATTCCGCATAGCCTTTGTAAATAGGATCGTTCATTACCTTGTTGGCATGCGCGATTTGAAAGTCCGCACAGTCTGCGGTTGCATAATGGGGAAGATAAGTTTCGACAAGGTATTTGACATCACTTTTTGCACGCTGTATGCGGTTCATCCGAACTGTCAGTGATTCGTCCGGATCAATCAGGTTACCTGTGCACCGCGCACGCTTTAGCTTCTCCTGATACTCTTTGAGGGCTTTGCTATCTTCGACTTTCATTATCCCAACATTTTTGCGGCTTCATAAAGGTGGTTCTCCTGAAAGTCCAGTGTTTTGAAGTAAAGTTCGGCATTGTATGCCTTCATCGCATCGAATATCCTGCCCATTACATCAATGTATATAGCCAGCGTTATCCGGTTCTTTTTATCCACTTCTTTGAGCTGGTTTCCCCATTGCGCCACACTGTTGTCCAGTCCTGCCGCCTGTTTCCGTAACTCCAGCACCTTATCACTATCACCTTCTGCAATAGCTTCGTCAATCATGCGCAATAGCTCCAGTTTTTGATCCGCAAGAATGTTGATGATTTGTTTCAGGTTGTCCCCTTGCTTCTTTGATGAAATGACGGACGCTTGGCGTTCTTTTTTCCAAAGTGCGTCATTCTCATTGATCCAATTTGATACAGACCTTTCCGACACGTTGATACGTTCGGAAATCTCCTTGCACATCATTCCATCCCTTACATAAAGGTCATGCGCCTCTTTCTTTAATTTACGGTAGTACTCTTTGCTTGGCATATCGCTTCCTTTCGTTTACGCAGCAAAGGTCATATTTCAACACCACCTGTGGAAAACAGCTTTTCATGTTGGAACGTATTCTTTCCAAGTTGGAAAAAATACGTCCTTGTTAACACTGTTTTTTTTCCAAGATGAAAACGCTTTTTCCGTACCCGCCTTTCCTTTCTCAATTTTGCAGCATGAAATTTTAAATATCGCGAAAATGAATCTGACTGCAACAGCGGAAAACGGACGTGCCCGGATTGAACTCAAAGGCACGATATCAAAATGGAGGGAGACGGAAGCGGAATTCACTTCTAAGGTTGAGCAACTGATAAAATCAGGAATCAAAGACGTGCACATCTATATCAATTCTCCCGGTGGTGAATGCTTCGAAGCTAATGAGATCGTGAACGTGATCAAGAGGTTTCCCGGCAAAATTACAGGTGAAGGCGGTGCACTGGTAGCCAGTGCGGCAACATACGTCGCTATTAACTGCACGTCATTTTCTATGCCCGCTAACGGACTTTTTATGATTCACCAAGTCAGCGGGGGTGCATGCGGAAAAGTCGCTGATATTGAGTCTACGTTGGAGGTCATGCGCAAGCTGAATGACCACTACCTGAACGCTTTCCTTTCCAAGTGTACCGACAAGAAAAAAATCAGAGACGCATGGGATAAAGGTGACTACTGGATGAGCGCACAGGAAGCAAAGGAAAATGGCTTTGTGACGGAAGTAACAAGCAAGGCAAAGGTGGATAAGGCTACGGCACAAATGATTACCAATTGCGGCTACACAGGTGAAATTGAGATTACTGACTCTATTAATAACGAAAAATCAAAAAATGACATGGATTTAACAATGTTGACTTCCCGCTTCGGAATGGACGCAAACTCCACGGAAGCACAATTTATCGCGCAGGTAGACGTGTGGAAACGTAAGGCAGACCGCGTCGAAATGCTCGAAAGACAAGAAGAGGAACGCAAGGAACAGGAGATCGAGAACGTCCTGAACAAAGCTATCAAGGAAAAAAGGATCACTGCTGACGTACGCGACGATTGGAAAGCGAACCTGACCAGCAACTTCGATACCGCAAAGAAGCTGCTTGATGCCATCAAACCTGTGGAAATGCCGGAAGTTCATGCCCCCAGCCTGACGGATACCACAAACAAAAAGTTCGAAGACCTTCAAAACGATCCGGAGGCTTTGAAAAATATCATGGAGAAAAATCCGGCTGAATACGAACGTCTTTTGAATGACTACGTAAAGCGTAACGGAAAATAAAATACTAACCATTTAAAAAAAAGAATATGGCACAACCAGTAGACGGTTTTTATTTGAACAAGTACGTCGATCCACAATTGCTGATCGAACGTCGTAATTACAAAGCTGACTTTATGCAAGTTTTGGGTTCTGTCCCTGCCGCAGCTTTAGCAGCAGACGGTGTACGCAGAAATAAGTTAATTAACAATGTAGGCTTTCGCGTGAATAACACGGAAGACTTTACTCCCAAAGCTATGACAGGACAAAATATCATAGTTCCCTGGGAGATTTACGATACAGAACCGACATCATGTACAGATGACGAAATCCGTTATCTTGCATTTGACAAGCGTGCGTCTATTCGTGTAAAACACAATGAGGCTTTCCAAGTCGGTATCCGTAACCACGTATTACATAAACTTGCTCCGGAAGATGATACCAAAGAAGCAATGCCCGTAATCCGGACATCAGGTGAAAAGGACATTCATGGACGTGTGAGACTGTGTTATAAAGACTTGGTTGATTTTGCAACACTGGTCAAGACGTGGAATCTCCCTATTACCGATGCCCTGTATATGGTGCTTTCTCCACTACACATGGGTGACCTAATGCTCGATAAAGATGCATCAAAGTATTTCTATGACAGAACATTCTATATTGACCCGGTTACTATGAAACCGAAAGGTTTTATGGGTATTAAGTTCTTTGAGAACAACGACTGTCCTTTCTATAATGCGGACAACGCGAAAAAAGTAGCTGAAGGAGTCAAAGTGTCTGCTGAAACGGACTTCCAAGCGAGTACCTTTTTCTATGCTCCGAATACGTATTATCACCTTGAAAGCGTGAAATCATTGTATCGTCCGGAGACAACCGACACACGTAGTAAAAGCCCGACGAGTGAGTATCGTACTCAAACCTACGGTATCGTTGACCGGATCGAAGACTTTGGTGTTGGTGCGATTCTATCAGCAAAATCTGTATAATAACAATTATCATGGGAAACTTTACAGGAGTATCAATTAACAAAGTGAATGGCGGGCTGGTACGGGATACCGATACCAGCGACCGCGTCATTTTGCTCGTGGTCGGTGGATCGGAGATCGGAAAGCTTGAGTATTACAAGCCGGAAGCCCTGAACGATATCACTGATTTGGAAGCGTTGGGATGGGACGATACCATCGACCTTGAAAACAAGGAACTGGTGCATTATCATACCAGCGAAGTCTTCCGCCTGTCTCCGGAACGTTCACTGTATCTTATGCTAGTTCCGAAGTCTGAAAAGGTGTCAAGCCTGCTGACGAAAGAAGATTTTGTCAATGCGGTGCGTACCATCAACGGAGTAAATACCATTGGTATCTGCTCACTGACTGCGGACGAGACAATCACTGTAGCCGTACAAGAGACACAGAAGATGGTCAATAAATTCAGGGAAGACCACCTGTATATCGATGTGGTAGTATTGGAAGGGGTCGGTAAGTATATCAATGCCATTAATGATGCTGTCGATCTTCGGAAGCTGGACTCTGAAAATGTCGCTGTCGTGATAGGACAAGATCCGGCACAGGCAGCAAAGGACGAAGCGTACAGGACACATGCTGCCGTCGGCAGCGCACTCGGAATGTTATCTGTCCGCTATGTACATGAAAACATGGGCAGCGTCGATATTGAAAACCACCCACGGACAGCAAAGGGAACAAAGGACTATCCATTGACTAACAAACTGAACGGGCTTTGGCTGGACGCGGCTTTGAGCAATGGCAAACCCTTCTCGCAGTTGAGCGTATCCGACCAGAAAAATCTGACAGGCAAAGGGTATAACTTTGTCGGTAGCTTTCAAGGGTATGCCGGGTTCTTCTTCAGCAATTCATGTACTTGTACGGAAGCCGACAGCGACTATGCTTACATAGAATATAACGCTGTTTGGAACAAGGCTGCACGTATCATCCGCACGACTCTTTTGCCTCGTGTAAGAAGCAAGGTGAAGGCTGATCCGTCAACCGGATATATCAGTAACACCACGATCAGCAGTTGGGACGCGCTTGTCAAATCCGCACTGGAAAGCATGGTCAATTCGGAGAATATTGCGGACTTCGATATTTACATCAACCCCAAACAGATGGCTGTCAGTGACAAGGCTTTTAACATCAAAGTAAGACTGGTTGCAGACGGTATTGTACATGAGTTTGAGATTGATTTGGGTTTCACGAATAAAATCTGAAAATATGGGATTGTTAGGAACATTAATCAACAAATTCGGGAAAATAGCCGGATGGAACAGCGTCAAGGTTGTCATGCTCGGTCGTCAGGTAGAAGGTATTACAGCCCTTTCCTACAAGGACAGCAAAGAGAAAGAGAACATTTACGGTGCTGGTGAATTTCCCGTCGGTCGCGGTGAGGGGAATTATAAGGCTGAAGCATCGATCACCCTTCTGAAAGAAGAGGTGAACGCCTTGCAGTTAGCACTCGGTTTCGGAAAGCGTCTCACGGATATAGAACCATTTGATATTCCGGTCATGTATGAGTATAAAGGACTTATTGTAAAAGACGTAATCCGGAACGTCGAATTTGTAGACAATGGCGTAGACGTAAAGCAGGGTGATAAAAGCATTGCTACACAATTCACCCTTCTTCCCAGCCACATCGACTGGAACGTAGCAATGTAGTTTAATAACCGTTTAAAAGACTTTTAAAAATGGAAGATAAGAAAATCAAGGCTGGAAAGCCTTACGAGGAACTGACAGCGGAAGAAAAGGCTCTAATCGTTGACTTCAAGGAAGAAGAGCACGCAGAACTGAAAACGAAATACGGGAAACGACTGAAACATGTCACCGTACAGGTGGATGAAGACGAACGTTATGACTACCTGATTGTCCGTCCGAGCAAAAACATCTTGTTGGCAATGGCGAAGAAAAAGGACGACCTTGAAGAAGCGAATGACATCCTGATCCGGAGCTGCGTGGCAGCTGGTAATATGAAAGCGTTGGACGATTCTGCCGTCTATACTTCAGTTTTGACCGCCATTGGGCAGTTAATCGCTGGTCAGGCGGCTTTTATCAGCAAAGCATAGAGGAATATTCAAAATCGTTCAGTCTTGTCGAGGGAATAGATGCCATTTTGAAAAAAGTATATGGTGTCGACGTTCCGGACAAACTGGACGAAGATGAATGGCTCCGGCTCTATGCCGAATACCGCATGTTGCGGAAAACGGAGTTGGAAGAATTTGAAATAGTGGTGCATAATGCAGTCGCTAAAGTAGTAAACCGATTATTCTCAAAAGACAATGCAAGTGACTCAATGGATATTGGAACTGGTTGACAGGATCACCTCTCCGTTACATGCCGCGACCGATGCAGCCGAGGAAGCTACACGGGTAATCGACGACACGGAAGAAGTGGTCGACCGTCTTGGAGAAACGTCGGGGAAAGCAGCCGGGAAACTGGAAGGGCTGGGAAAAGGAATGTTCTTTCTCAACCAGTTAAAGGAAGGTGTCGACAATATCCGTGATTCCTTTAACGACGCTATCGAACCAGGTATCCGTTTTGAAACTGCCGTTGCTGAAATGTCCGGTATCACCAATATGGAAGGCAAAGAACTGGACGCTCTTGCTGACAAAGCCCGGAATACGGCAAAAGTATTCGGTGTCGATGCGGCAAACGCTATGGGCGTTTACAAGGACTTGCTTTCAAAGATTACTCCGGAACTGAAAAAAGCACCGGACGCGCTCGAAATCATGTCGAATAACGTAATGACGCTTAGTAAGACGATGCAGAATGATGTTCCCGGAGCGTCTGCCGCCATGTCCACCGCCATGAACCAGTATAAGGTTTCGCTCGACGATCCGATGAAGGCTGCACAAACCATGACGGACTATATGAACATCATGGCGGCTGGAACTGTCGAAGGTTCTGCCGAAATTAAAGAAGTAGCTGAAGCCCTGAAACAAACGGGAAGTGTTGCAAAAACATTCGGTGTTGAATTCGCTGAAACGAACGCTGTAATCCAGCTGCTTGATAAATCGGGGAAAAAAGGTTCTGAAGGCGGTATTGCCTTGCGTAATACGATAGTCAAATTACAGGCTCCGACTACGGATGCGGTCAAGCAGTTAAAAGCAGCCGGGGTTAGTATTGAAACGATGCAAAACCAGTCCCTTTCACTGACTGACCGCCTGCGTGCCCTGACTCCGGTTATGCATAATGCGACAATCATGTCCGCCTTGTTCGGTGGTGAAAACCTTGCTTCGGCAATGGCTTTGATTGATGGTGTAGACCAAATCGATACATGGACAGAAGCAATACAGGGTTCTACTTCGGCAGTCGATATGGCAGGCAAACAAATGGATACCTATGCCGAAAAGCAGAAACGAATGCAAGCGTTTATTGATGATCTGAAAATCAGCTTCTTTGAATTTGTAGAGCCTATTGCGCCAGTTCTTGAAGTGCTGGGAGTCCTTGTCGGGGCATTGGTGACGCTCGGAACTGTCGCGTGGTCTATCGGGCAAATCATGACTCTTGTCTCTATCAAATCATCGATTGCATGGCTGGCTGGCATGGCAAAAATGGTCGTATCAACAGTAACGTCTTCGGCTCTCATATCCACCGCAATTTACAGTATTCCGATTATTGGATGGATAGCACTTGCAATCACTGCCATTACAGCACTGGTCGCTTTTCTCTGGAATAAGTTTGCAGGAGTACGCGCCTTCTTCTATGCCTTGTGGAACTTTATAAAAGTAATCTTCACGGAATACTATAAGTTCATTTTTAACGTGATGAAAGCCATTGTCGATGTCATAAACCCGGCAAACTGGTTTGATGATGATTTCCATTTCAGCGATGTTTGGGACAGGCTGTCACAGCAAGCACTTGAAGGGGGTAAAAAGGTTGGCAGCGCATTTTCAGATGGCTGGAAAGAAGGCATGGCAGACTGGGAAAAGTCACACCCTAAAGACGGAGAGAAAAAAGGAGATACCAGTTTTAACCTGAATTCCCCTTTGTCTCCGGTCAACGGGCAAACCGTACTGGCAACCGGAGGAACAAAGGCTACTGATGGGAAGACCGGTCTTGGCGGAAAAGGCGGAAGCAGCGTTAAAAACATCACCATGAACGTGACATTCAATAATAATTTCCGTGTCGCGGGTGGTGCGGATGTACGGGAAATTGCAGATAAAGTAAAACGGGAAATTTTAGCGGTGATAACCGATACAGTACCAGCAATAGGATAAAGTTATGACAGGAAATACAGCGTTAAATATTGGTGTATTGTTCACGGAGGTCTTCGGGATTTCATCCCCGATTTATCTTCCGTGGGGACGCACCCTGCAGGATTACGATCCGGGACAATATACCGGAGTGACAACCATTCCGGATGCCGATGCCGAAGCGTATAGCTGGATGGGGACTCCGGTGATCGGAACGTTTACCCTTGACGGAAACAAGCAATACAGCACCTATAATCCGGACGGCTCACGCGGTACGATGAACATGGCTAGTTTTCCGATGCCCTATGCAACTATCGTTGATTTTTCGCGCTCCATGAACTGCTCGAAGACTAAAGTTTTGGGCGTTCACGGGACTGTGAAAGAAATCTACGGGCTTGATGACTGGAAAATCAACATCCGGGGATTTTGCATAGCCGATAAAAGCCGGGACGGTTATAAGACGGTAGCCGAACAGGTGAACGCTCTTAATAAGTTCCGCAAAGTGACGGAAGCGATCGGAGTGACGGGAAGTATCTTCAATAACAAGGATATTTATTCCATTGTCATTGATAACCTTTCGTTCAACCCGATTCAGGGAAACAGCAGCGTAGTCCCCTTCACGATAGAGGCGACAAGTGACAACCCTTACGAATTGACATTATGAGCTATATGATGTGCAGCCGGATCATATTTCCGGCAAACGAAAAACGCGAGGAACTGGTCATTCATGCGATATCGTCGGTTCACATCGAAAGTTCATGGAAGATGTTGACGGATTCGGCTGAAATAAGACTTCCCAGGCGTATCAAATACTTTGCAGGAAAAGACCTGAAGGAAATGCTGTCTGCCGGGGATCAGGTGAAAATTGAACTCGGATATGACGGTGACCTGTACACGGAATTTGAGGGGTATATTTCATTAATCGGCTGGGGTGTCCCGGTGACGATCCGGTGCGAGGATGAAATGTACAAACTAAAAAGAAAGACGGTATCCTATTCCGCAAAGAATGTCACGCTGAAGAAGCTGCTGGCAGATGTTGCCAAAGGTTATGAAGTGAAAACGAACTATGACGCGGAACTTGGAGCAGTACGGTATTCATCCAAAACGGTTGCGGAAATTTTTGACGACATACGGAAAAAGACTAACCTTCACTGCTATTTCATCGGTAAAGTCCTGTATTGCGGAAATGTCTATTCCGAAAAGGTCGACACCGAAAAAGTGAAGATCGTACTGGAAAAAAACGCTGTCAGTCAGGACTTGAACGAAACGAACGGTGAGTTTCAGGTCAAGGTCGTCAGCATCGGTGCTGGCGGCAAGAAACTTGAAGCAAAAGCCGGGGTAGAAGGAAGTGAGGTTTATAACCTTACCTACAATGAGAAGGGAAAGTCTATCAAGGTAGAGGACTTGAAGAAGTTTGCAAAGGACTTTTATGAAAGCCTTAAAAAACAGAAGTATCGCGGAGGTGTCGAACTGTTTGGAGTACCTGTCGTCCATCACGGAATGACAATCGACCTTAAAAGTGAAGTGACTCCGGAAATGAACGGATGCTATTATGTTGAGAAAGTGACAAAGGATTTCAGTGACGATGCGACGTACAGGCAAAAATTAGAACTGGGAGGGCGTGCGGAATGACAACGGATGAACAACTACGTGACGCATTTGAAAGACGGATAAACGGTGCAAAACAGGCGCAATTGCGCTGGGTAACAGTCGACACGGTTGATAAGGCTGGCAGGACAATGGACGTGACGGGAGTCGTTGACCAGCTTGAATACTATAACGTCCAGTTGGGAATGGGGGGACTATGTATCTACCCGAAACCGGGAACGATTTGTCTGGTCGGGATCATTGAGGGACAGGAGACTGACACCTTCCTGATCTCCGCTGACGAAGTGGACGAAATAGTGCTGAATGGCGGGACATTGGGCGGACTGGTTAAAGTCGGTGAACTGACGGAACGGCTGAACCTGATAGAAAAGGACATCAATTCGCTGAAACAGAAATTGTCCGGCTGGACGCCTGTTCCGAACGACGGGGGATCGGCTTTGAAAACAGCATTGTCCGCCTATTTTACGGAGTCCCTGCAGGAAACACAAGTCAAGGATATTGAAAACGAAAGGGTGAAACAATGAAAGGACTATTACTTGATAAAGACGGTGATATCAGGATTGCTCCGCATACAGCGACAGACGGGAAACTGACCGGATTTGCAGTCGGTGATACCCTGATTCAAAACGCGGCAATAGTGCTGGAACTGAATCAGGGAGAATTGAAGGAAGACCCGGTTCTTGGAGCAAACCTGATCCGATACATACGTTCAAAGGCTAATAAAACAGTCATTGAAAAACAAATGAAAGTCCACCTGAAACGGGCAGGCATTGACTATTCGGAACTGGTGGACAAAATAAATATTGAAATTACTAACGATTAAATTAACGAAAATGAAAGCAAGTAACGATTTGATTAAAAAGTTCGGAGTGGATAAAATCATTCACGGACTGATTGGGATGCTCATTTTAGCGGTGTGCGTGGTAGCATCAGTTTTCCTGTTTGGGGTGAGCTTCCTTAGCGTATTGGGTGGCATGGTCTTGGGAACTGTCTCCGCATGGCTGGCTGGTAAATGGAAGGAATCGAAAGACGATGTTCCGGACACGACAGATATCCGGGCAACGGTACGCGGAGCATTGTTGGCAGATGCGGTCATATTACTGGTGTGGATAGTCTTCCGCCTGATTTTATAAGTATGTATCATGAAAAGACTACACGTACAGTTATGGATCGCAGTTTTCCTGTCCGTATCCGGAATGATCCTGCTGTTTTGCGGATTTTGGGTAGTACCTACGGGACAGATTGACAACTCGGTTTTAGTCGCCTATGGCGAAGTTTCGACTTTTGCAGGCGCACTCTTCGGAGTTGATTACAGGTATAAATGCAAGTATAAGAAATACATTCAAGGAGAAGACGAAACAGAAAATAAGGAGGAAAAGAAAGATGAATAAACCTACATACATTATCATTCATTGTTCTGCAACACGCGAGGACAAAGATTTCACAGAGAAGCAAATTAATGATTCACACGTAGCCCGTGGCTTTGGAAAATGGGGATACCACTATTATATCCGGAAAGACGGTCGCGTGATTCCCATGCGTGCGGAAAACGAAATCGGGGCACATGATAACTTTATCGTTCCCGGTGAGAAAACCAGTTATAACCGATGTTCAATCGGTATCTGCTATGAGGGCGGACTGGATAAGAACGGCAAGGCAAAGGATACCCGGACGGACGCACAGAAGAAAGCGATGCGCGAGCTCGTTCAGGACATCTGCCACCGCCACGACATTATTGATATCCTCGGACATCGCGATACCAGTCCGGACAAGAACGGGAACGGCATCGTCGAAAAATGCGAGTGGATGAAAGAATGTCCCTGCTTCGATGTAAAGAGTGAATTCACCTCATTTTTATCACCTGTAATCGTTCGACCATGAAAAAGATACTCATTTTTCTATTCGCAATCGTGGTGCTGTCTCTCTGTTCTTGTCGTTCGTCGAAGATTGACACGACCGTCCATCAGACTAGCACAGAGCAAAAGCAGACGGAAAAGGAAGAAACGTCCACCGACAAAACGCAAGTTGACGTAAACAAGAACGTCGAGCGAATTATGGAAATGATGCAGCAGATGAATTTCAACTGGCAAAAGACAAACCTTTCGCCACCGGATTCGACTGGGAAACAGTACCCGACTTCGACGGAGACAGCGACAGGAACGTCCACCAAACAGGAGAAAGAAACATATAACGAACAGTTACAGGTGCAAATTCAAGAGATTCAGGAAACCCTGATGACATTGAAGGTACAACTGGAGAAGCGGGAGAAGAATGATACAAAGGTCGTTGAAGAGGTTGCTTACATTCCCCCGTGGATGACGACAATAACTGTAATATCATGCATCGTATTAGTTCTATACCTTTATAAAATTATAAAAATGTAATGAAAACAGTAGTACAAGCCGGGCAAACCCTGCTGGATATAGCCGTGCAGGAATATGGTACAATCGAAGCGGTATTTATGCTTGCAAAGGCAAACGATATGAGCATAACAGACACCCTTCAAGCCGGACAGGAAATCGAAACACCGGAGAAGGTATATAACAGCGAACTGGCTGATTATTGTCAGCGGAACTCCGTTTGCCCGGCTACTTCTGAAACTGCATCAAATGCAATACGATTGAGAATTTTCACAGAACAATTTACCGAACAATTTAAGTAATGGCTAGAACAATCGCAGAAATAAAGAAAGAAATGACGGACGCCTATATGTCTAACAGCATCATCCGTGACATATACGGTATCACAGGTGATGCCGACTTTGATTCGGTGTTTTCTCCCGTATCAATAGAAAGTACCCTGTTCTACATTTTTGCGGCAACAGCGCACGTCATAGAGCAAATGTTTGACCAGTTCAAAACGGACGTGGAGGAACGGATTGACGCTAATATCATACCGACGGTACGCTGGTATCATAGCAGTGCATTGGCTTTCCAGTATGGTGATCCGCTAGTCTATGATCCGGAGAAATACCAGTTCCGGTATTCCGCTATCGACGAAACCAAACAGCTTGTCAAGTATGTGGCGGTCAAAGATCGCGGGGGAAGTATTCAGATACTCGTGTCCGGAGACGAAGGCGGGCTTCCATGTCCTTTGACCGGGGACGTTCTAACGGCATTTAAAAGCTATATGAATTCGATTAAGATTGCCGGGGTGATTCTCTCTATTCAATCAATGAAAGCAGACGACATCCGTATCAACGCCACCATAGAAGTCGACCCGATGGTTATCAATGCTTCCGGTGTCCGTCTGACGGATGGCAGCAAGCCAGTACTTGCCGCCATAAACGATTATCTGAAAGGCATCGAGTATGGCGGTAAATTCAATAAGACAAAGCTTGTTGACGCGATACAGAGGGTTGAAGGAGTGCTGGATATCGAACTAGGGGAATGTGCTGCGAAAGCGTCATCCGCTACGGAATATAATGTAATTAAAAATAATAACTATACGGCTGTAGCCGGGTGCTTCATCCTGAACAGCCTTGAAACTTCTCTGACTTATGTGGTATGATTTTGACATTATCAAATACGCGCAGTATGTGCTTCGTCCGTCATTGAGGAAAAGGAAGATATTTGCAATCATATCCATCTTCCTTCTCCCTTTAATCTTCATTTACACCCTGTTTAAAAGTTACCGTAAGCAGGCTATTGACAAGCTGAATATAAACGGTCAGGTGATATATATCGAGAAAGTTCTGAACGACAGGTTTTTCCTGAAAAACCGGGAAATATACATCACTGATATTGCGGGAAAAGAATCGTACCTGTATCACCGCAGGGAAGAGCAAATCCCGTCCTATCTGCATAAACGGAGCGAAGGGGCGGAAATAAAATACATCCAGCAGCGCGGTGAAGGAAACTATTCAGGAAATTACATGGTGAACATACCGTCGTTCCTGTCAGCGTATGAGGGTGAAATTAAAAATTTGATTGACTATTATAAACCAGCCGGACGAACCTACGTCCTTAAAATATACGAATATGAATAAACTGTTATTTAGAGAAGGCGGACAGCCGTTTTATTTGGACGATTTGGACTTTATGCAAAGCGCATTTGCAGATACTGTGAAAGGAATAGTCAGTACATACGGTAATGTCATTCTTTCCGGATGCAATGTGCCACCCCCTATCTCTATTGCCGGACGTCCGACGACTTATAACTGGGAAGAAGGTTATATAGCCATTAACGGAGAAGTTTACAGAGTAGAGGAAGGCAGCTTTGAAGGTGGCATGAACGCTAGCCTATACTGGAAAGTAGTCAGTACGGAGGGGCAAAAAGAGATATATGAAAACACATCCGAAAACAATGTGTATCAATACCGGAAAGTGGAGCTCACTGATACGGTTACCTCGTCGGATATTTACGTGTTTGCCTCTTCGGTAAAAAACATGAACGATTACCTGATGATTTATGAAGAAAAAGAGATTCGTACCAAAGTAAGTGGCGGTATCTCTGAAGATAGTCTTTCAGTCTCTTTTAAAGTATTCAAAAGCAATCAGGGCTTTGATATCGTTAAAATTAATTTTAGGGCTTTGAAGGCTTTTTCGGGTGCTGCTTCACCGTGGGTATATTATGACTATTATGAAGCAGACCGCAAACCTCAAATTGTTGTAAGGAATGACAATTTTGCCGCAATTCATACTTTCCAACTTGTAAATGGGGCAGCATATATATATGACATATCCAAACAGGAAGCTATAAGAGACTTTCCCGAAGGGTTTTCCTATCAGGTTCAATTTTTAGTAAAGAAATAATATAATGGCAACAATATACGAATTAAAAAGACGGGCGCAGGAACTTTCCGCAAAGAAAGACTCCCTATCCATATCACCTGACGAAGTGGGCGGTTTGATTGATGAGACGCTAGATGTCATCAATGAAGCGGAAAAGAATCAGGTGGGACTGGGTATTCGTAATACATATACGACCGTCGCGAAGATGAACGCGGACAGTACTTCCCCGGCTGGCTCTGACGGAAAGCCGTTGAAATTTGGTCAGATTGTGACAGTATATGATGACAGCACCCCTGATGCAGCCGACAACGGCAACATCTATGCCTTTCAGAATCCCGGCTGGAAACTTGTCAGCACGACAGGTAACCTTTCCGTATATGCAAAAAAAGAAGATGTAGAAACGGCAAAGAATACGGCTGATGCTGCACAAAAGAAAGCCGACGAAGCTGCGGAATCCGCAAAAAAAGCAAATGAAAACATCGGAAAACTATCCGATAATGTCGGTACGGAAGAGACTTCTGAAAGCGAAGACGGAACGGTATGGGGCAAACTCAGAAGTCTTTCTGACGATGCCGCCAGTACATCGCAGGATGTGTCCTCTTTAATGGTAGACTTTGTACACCATTCCACGGAACGCTTTGACGAAATAGTGACTGACGCTTCCATCGTGCTGGAGCAGTCCAGCGCAACCGCAGAGGGCGGTAAGGTTGTATTTGTTGCCAGCAAGGGTAAATTTGCTTACTTCGTTGATAACAAATATTATCCAAGTTGGAGGGGTGTTGACAACTACATGAACGCTGACCGGACATCCCCGCACGAGAATAAAATATACCTGTTCGGCAACAAGACATACATCTACTTTGCCGGGGCTTTGCTTTCTGCCGACTCCGACGCGATGCAGTTAGCCGCGTCTGCGGACTTGGCGGCAAAAGCGGCAAAGAAATCGGCTGAAGACGCACAGACTACCGCGTCTTCAGCATTGTCGCTGGCTAACAAAGCCTTGTCCGTTATTAACGTCAACAGAGTTTGTGGCGGCTCTGTTTATTCCTTGCCTGCAGCTATTGCCGCGATTACGGAAAGGGAAAATATGGACAACATCATCTACCGTAAACCGGGTATTGTTTTGACCTATAAAATCGCTGAAGGTGAATGGGAGTCCAAGCAATTTGCCGGATCATCCCTTGAAGGCTTTGCCACAGAAGCAAACTGGACGGATTTCGGTGGTGCTGGCGGTGACATGACGGGCAAAGGCGCAGTGCTGCTGGTTGATGAAATTGCACCACTGTCAAACGGATATTATATTCTTCAAACTGCTATCAATGCCCTGACAGCCTACGAGACAGCGAATGAAACGGAATGCATCAAGCCCGGTGTGGTCATTATCTACCGTACCGGAAAGGAAACATTCGAGTCCAAACAGTTGTGCGCGTCTCGTGCCGATTATAATGACTTGGCGGCATGGAGCGACTTCGGCTCTGCTGCCGGGGGGACAGTCGAAACAGACTCCGAAATCATCAAGGACAGCGTGAACCCGGTAGCGGGTGGTGCGGTCTATGATGCCATGCCCGTCGACGTGGATGGCGAACAGGCAGAAGACGGAACGGTGCGTGTGTACATGAAGAATGCGGAAGGGCTTCCACTGGGAGACGGGTTCACCTTTGCTGTCGGAACAGGTGGCGGTGGAGACGTAGCCGGGACAATCGTGTATATCTACCCGCAAAAGACTTCTTTGTATGCCGCACTCGGAACTGACGACCTGACAATCAGGCTTGCAATCCTGTCACGTACCGGATCGGGCGAAATGGTTTCATACAACAATATCGAAACCCTGCAACTGAAAGACAAGTCAACGGGTGAAACGCTTGAAACGTTCAACGTGAACCGGGAAAGCTCCGCATCTGATACAGACTACTCTTTCACCATCCCGGTAAAAAGTTATTTCAGCGAAGCGATGAACCGCAAGTTCGTGATCGTTGCCACCGATGACGGGGGAAACACCGCACAGAAGACAATCAGCGTCACGGCTGTAAACCTGAAACTATCGCGCGTATGGGCTTTGTATAAAACATTGCAGCAAGGCTCCGGACTTGTCACCATGACGGACGTGTTCAAACTGTCATCCGCTAACAAATCCACGGTCACGGCACATATCAAAGTGGGTGAAGAATGGAAACTGATATCACAGACCAGTGTGGCTTCCACACGCTCACAGGACTTGCAAATCAACGTTTCGTCTTTGGGATTGACACACGGTGCATATACTGTCAAAATCGTCGCACAAGACGTGGAATCGGGCGTGTGGTCGAACTACCAGTTCTTTGACGTGATGGTCGTCAACCCGTCCAGCCTTATGCCCGTTGTTTCATTGGCACATTCGGAAGAAACGGAAACGGCATGGTCGGTCAGGAAGTATGCAAACCTCAATATCGAGGTGGCGTGCTATGATCCCAGCCATGTCGCCACCGATGCCCATGTCGAAATACACAAGGTCGCGAAAGTTACCAATACATCTACCGGGGACAATAATGAAACCGACACAGTGCTGACTACCGTATCAGTAGGACGTAACAGTACATTCAATCTGTCCACCCGTGTCGATGGCTTCACGATTGCAGACAACATCCGGAATACGTTGGGTATTTACGGGAAATGCGGTGCTGGGGAAAGCAATACGATTGAGTACTCCGTTAACAGTTCCGTCATTGACATTAACGGTGATTCCGGCTATATGATTTATTTCAATCCGGCAGACAAGGACAATTCGGATCAGGACAAGTCATGGCTGTACGGACTTTATGAAATGAAGCAGACCGGGTTCAACTATTCCACGAATGCCTTTGTCACTGACAAGAACGAAGGGAAGGCGTTCAAGGTTTCGGATGATGCCACCGCATTGTGTACTTATCGTCCCTATAACCGTACCAATATTGAGCAGACCGGATCGACTACCATCATCAAGATAAAAACGCAGAATGCTGCCGATCCTGACGCGAACGTCGTGTCATGCTGGGACGAAGCAAACCAAATCGGGTGGCGTATCACTTCAAAATGTGTGTACTTCAAAGCACTCGGAACTGAACTGATTGAACGGTATTTCAAGCCGGGCGACATCTACGAGTTTGCTTTCGTCATTGAAAAGGCAAATGCGGAAGAGGACGGCAAAGGCTATATCAAGCTATATTGTGACGGTGACCTGATTGGCGCATCCAAATATACGGCAGGACAAAGCGCGATCAAACAGTCCGAACAAATCAGCTTCTCCGGAACAGCCGGGGAACTGTACATGTACCGCTTGCTCTCTTGGGAAAAGGAAATGGCGGACGAACAGATCAATGACGAGTTTGTAATCGGCAAGTCCGATACGGATGAAATGATCGCTTTGAACAAAAAGAACGATATCCTAACCGACAATAAAATCGACCTGAACAAAGCACTTGAAATGTGTGACTGTCTGGTGGAAATGCCGCATGGGGATTATAAACTTGAAACGCTTGACAACGTAACGGATACGTCCACCAAGATATATACAGACCTGTACCTGTTCTGCAAGGACAAAGGTATGAGCCTTATTATCGAGAACGTGGAAACGACCAATCAGGGAACGACATCCGCCTTCTATCCGACCTATAAAAACCGGAAATACAAGCTGAAAAAGGCAACTATCCGCGCAATGTATCCGGAACTAGCTCCGCAGGCTTTGCTCGATGCGATTGCAAACAAGAAAATCATCCTGCGTGGCAAGACTATCCCATTCGACAAGGTCTGTCTAAAGGTTAATTATGCATCACCCGACAAGGTGAACACACCGATTTCCCGTATCAATAACGATATGCAGAAAGCTTTGGGCGAGGATTACATGACACCAGCGCAGAACGCGTACTATGCGGACGAAAACAATACGCTGGACTTGCGTACAAGTATTGACGGTAACAGCGTGCTTGTATTCAAGTCGGATACCGGAAATATCAATGACGCGTACTTTTGGTGTCGCGGTGACTGGAACATTGACAAGGGTAACCCACCGACTTTCGGTTTCAAGGACGTTCCCGGTTATAATGCCGACTGCTTGAGCTATGGCGACTTCACCGACCTTCCGGACGTGACGGAATCCTATTTCATGTCCCATACTGGTGACTATGATCAGGATACAATATATATGCTTTCCAAATCGACGGACGCTTCGTACAAGTTCATGGAATACGTCGACGGGGCATGGAAGAACACCACCGGGACAATTTCTTTCAACGGCAAGAAAACGGTCGTTACCGGGCGTGTCCTGAATCCGGTTGAATGTGTTGAAATGCTTGATTATGAAGGCATGTGCATTTTCGATGACATAGACAACTTCATGACCATGCAGTCGACGCACAGTAAGTGGGTGAAAGGCTTGTACGGTGCGGAACTGTCAACGGAAAGCCTTGTTCCGAAATGGACGATGTTCTTTGAATTCCGTACACCGGACGATGATGACATGAGTCTTGCTTATGCGCTCGGAAGGAAGACACCATACCGTTGGAAACAGTTCTGCGAATGGGTGTATTCCTGTAACCCGAAGAACCGTATGGCAGGCGGCAAAATCAGCATCAACGGGGTACAGGTTAGCGACACGCTTGAAAACCGATACCGGAAGCTGGTTGAAGAAATGGACAAGTATTGTAGCGTGGCTTCTTTCCGCGCATATCTAGTCCGTATCCTGTATCATTCAGGCGTCGACCAGTTATCGAAAAACAGCATGTGGGCTTTGTACCTCTGTCCGGATGGTGTCTATCGTTGGTATATGAACCATGATTATGACTCGGACAGTACAAACGGCAAGAATAACTCCGGTATCTTTAAACTTCCGTATAACGTGATGCTTGACAGCGTCATGGAGGGGGAAAACGTGTTTGCCGGACGTATGAGCGTCGTATGGCAAGGTATGTGGCGTTACGATCAGGTCGGGCTTGCAGCGACCGCAGAGAAAATCCGTACATCGCGCCTTCCGGGTGGTGAGTCCGCATTCTCCTACGAAGCCGTACTGCGTGAGTCGGAAGAAAAAGACCACCTGATGATACCCGCAATCGTTGCCTGCCGTGATTCCGTGGCGAAGTACATCACCAATCCGGGCGGTCAGGCATTCAATGTGATCTCCGGTATGGGTATCCCTTACCGCCATTACTATGTATCTGCCCGTTATGACTTCCTTGATGCTTATTTCGGTGTCAGCACGATCTTGAAGGCGAATAATATGTGCATGTTCCGTGCCATCGGTGAGAACATCAATATCGAAGTGACCGCAAGCGAGCAATGGAAATTGTGGGCGGGCTTCAATACGCCAGCCGCACAACAGGGGGCATGGGCAGAAGAAGACGGCTCAAAGGTGACATTCCATTTCGACGGTTCAAACTCATCGAGCGCGATCTATATCATCGGTGCATCGAAGATCAAGTCTTTGGGTGATTTGAGTACTGTCAATATCGACGGTACGCAGGCAAAGGACTTCACTACGCTGATCCGCGTCGAGGAACTAGTGTTCGGCAGTAAGCGCGAAGGGTATGCTAACAATAGCGTTACAGACCTTCCGCTTGGTGAAAAGCCGTATATGAGACTCCTGAACGTAGAGAACTTCAAAAAGCTGGTATCTCTTGACCTGACCGGGGCAACGCGCCTTTTGCGTCTGCTGGCGTACGGCAGTTCCCTTCAAATCGTCAACTTTGTGGGTGGCTGTCCGGTTCAATATGCGGAATTGCCGATCACCATGACACAATTCAAGTTGATGAACCTTGATAAGTTGAGCTATAAGGGGCTGAATGCGGACACAGGCATCATTGTTGAATCCATGCCGAACATCACCACACTGCGCGTGGAAAACTGCCCTCTTATCGACGTTGTAAAGATGATCCGCGATATAATCGATTCGCAGGAAGGTAATGTCGTATTCCGCCATATCCGTATCACAAACCGTGATTTCATCGGGAACGGTTCGGAAGTGCTGGAAATCCTGCAACTCGGTATCGGGGGACTGGATGAAAACGGTAATCAGGTAGAGAAGCCCGTACTTACCGGGAACTATCTGCTGGATGAAGTCATCGAGAACTCGGATATAGAAGCGATCCGTAACGGCTTCGAAGGTCTGACCGTCAGCACCATAATCGACGCTTATATCAAGATCATCGACTGGTTTAATGCGGAAGCGTATGGCGGAGAACCCTATTATCCCGAAGTCACATTGGATAATGTGGGTGAAATCATAGACTATTATAATGGTGAGACCTATGAAGAATACCTTCAACGGTTTGCGGAAGAAAATATGGATATTAACGATATAGTAAACAGCAAATAACATGAGTACAAAAGAACAGAGCGCAACCCTGCTGCGTCTCAATAAACAGGAACAGGTAAAAGCCTTGCAGGCGGTAGGCTTTGCCGACATTACGGAAAACTCGCGTTCCAGCGAGTTCCCGAACCGGATAAAATGGGCTGCCGAGTTGCTGGACATGCGGGTCGCGTGTAACCGGATTTCCGATAATTCCAAGTGGTATTTTACCCGTGAAGAATGGAACTCGCTGACCCCTGCCAACAAGTTGAAGTTTATCCGTCGTGGTCTGCTAGTTCGGGCACACTCACAGTCCTTTGTCATTGCGGCACAAGAGTGTTATGCGGAAGGATTGTCGACTAGCTTCTATTGGGGTGGTCTTGGTAAAACGATTGACGGGCTTTCACAAAAGACACTGGGCAAAATGTATACCTGCTTCACCGGGAAAGAAGATACGCAGTTGATTCTTGATGCCTTGAAGGGAACAGTCTCAAACGGTGTGGAAGGTGCTCCTGCTGCAGAAGCTGCCGTTGCATATAAAGCATTCACGCTAGACGGTGACGGACTGGAAGATACTACGGAATGGTTTCTGCCTTCGTCCGGACACATGATGATCATGTATCGATACCGCGACCAGATAAACGAGATGTTGCGTGCATTTTGGAGCAGCGACAGTATGCTGCTGACTGACAAATATTATTGGACGAGTACCAACTATGATACGACAAATGCATGGACGTGCAATATAAACACTGGGCACACCGTCGTACAGAATAAAAATACAAATCTGCTTCATGTAAGGGCAATAGCAGAAGACTAA